GCCGCCGCGTGTTCAGCGTCAGTTTTATACCGGGACCGCATGATGTTGGCGCTTTCATTTAGCGCAGCATCCCGCGCGTATAGGCTCCCGCCCCAGCGCTCATTCAAGATGCGTTCAAACTCGGTCACGCGGGCTTCATACTCAGCATCGCGCGCCGCTTGCGCCAGGGCTTCCGGCGAGGCTGTATCGCGTGGTGGCGGGTCGCAATCTGGACCGCCGAAATACATCATTTGACGCCATGCACCATGCCAAGCCTCGTAGGCGATAACATGCGCTTGTCTATCGGGTGACAAGCGCAACCAGGCCGCGCGCTGCTTTGGACTATCACCCAGGGCTTGCGCCTTGCTGGCGCGCTTGGGTGCTGGCGCGGGCTTGGGCGCCATCGCCGCCAAGCGCGCCAGCAGCGCCGGGCGCTGCAATACCGCATCCAGCAGCGCGGCATCATCGGGGTCTAAATAGGTGTCGCTCATGGGATCCTCTCAATAAAGCCGGGATTGGCTTAGAAGATGGCAGGGTAAGCCTGCCATCGCCAAAGCTAACCCTAGAACAAGGCATAGGCCAGCAGCGCCAGAAACGCGGCGCAGATCAGGAAACTGTCGCGGGCTGTCATGGCGTGGCGGATTCAAATGCGGCCCTCAATACTTCGCGGGCGGCGATATGCTCGGGGTGGCTATGGTGCGTCGCGCCATGTAAACACAGCAAAGCGCGCAAGGCTTTCGCCAGTGCGGGCGATTGGGCGATTAACCTCGCGTTAGCCCTGGCGCGTTCCATATCTGGCGCCCCTTGCTCGTCAATATGGTCCGAATGAACCATAGCCACCGCTTCACCATAATGCCCTATAATATCCGCCCAATACTCAATCCCATCTTGCGCCCATGGTCCCGGCGAGTGCTTAAGTGTCATAGCCCCTATTCTCCCATCCTGAGGCGTGATTGCCTCACAAGATGGCAGCGCCTTGGCCTGCCATCGCGTGAAGTAACCATTAGAAGTGTGAAGCAAGCTCCCGGCCAAGCAATGCGCGGAGGATGTGTCGCTCTGAATCTTCAATGGTTTCAAACCATGAAACCTCCTCCCCATCCTCATCCGTGTCAAACATTTTAACCCTGACGCTTTCCACATTAACGGAAAGCCAGTCACCGATGGTGCCAATCGCCTTGCTGAAATTAAAAGGCTTGGCGCCTTCATCCCACATAGAACATTCTTCCCCCTCGTCATCCAGATAAAGGGGGCCAGAGTAAAGGTCAGAATTGGCCATATTGATCAGCGCCACGATATTTTCCGGCATAGATTCCCGGGCTGATTCAATGGCAGAATTAAGCTCTTCCTCGATGTCACACATGGGCGGGTCTCCTCTTGAGGCGGGATTGCCTCACAAGATGGCAGCGCCTTGGCCTGCCATTTTTAAGTTGGTCTCCGATCATGGCGCTAATGCGCCATGCGCCAGAAGGGAAAAGCTTTTCGGCTGTCATGGCCACCAGCCAATGGCTTCGGCCAGCATTTGAAAGCGTGGATCATACATGGCCCCGCCGTATTTGAAGGGGCGATCAGCCAGGCTTTCATTGCGGCACAGCAGCGCCGCGCCTAAATCCGCCGCTTCTTCATGGCTGACCGCTTGCAGAACCGCCAAATAAATCCCTGGCATAGGGCCGATGTTTTCATCACCGCGAATGTCCGCCGTTTCCGCTTCGACATAAGCCCGCACCAGCTCCGCAGCCTTTGAAATGTTGCGCATCTTTGCTTGTTCCTCTTGAGGCGGGATTGCCTCACAAGATGGCAGCGCCTTGGCCTGCCATCGCGTGAAGGAACCCCGCGCGGGTTAGGATAGGCGTTCAATCGGGATGGGCGCAAAATACTCGGCGGCGGCTGCCACGTGTGCTGGATTGGTGCCACGCTGCCAATATTCGTGAAGGCTCCAGTGGGCAGGGTAACAGGCAACGCCTAAATTCTGGCATTCCTGAATGAAGGCTTGGCGCCATTGATCGAAGGTCATGATGGTCCCCTTTCGTTTCTAGACAAGACTAGACAAGTTTGGGTAGTCCAGATACCCAAAAATGCCGCGACGAATGCCGCTAGAAAGTCTTTTACAGGCTAATTGTGGCGAAATTAAGGCAGATGCAGAAAAAAATGGGTCGTTTGGGCATATTTTTCGGCGGGTTTGGCGGTGGAAAACCGCAGCGGCCTAAGTCGCTGGAATTGCCCGGCTTTTACAAGTGTCTTGGGCTATTTGGGTATTAGATAGGTGTATAACAGACTTCAGATATTTGTTAATATAGTGTAATTAATATATATATGGGTGACAGAAGTCAGCGATGTTTTTCCCATAGCCCAAATTGCCCAAATGACCCAAAGCCAAACGCCGCACAATTTCTGCGAGGGGGGCGCAATCAACCCTCAGCCAGGACAAGAGCCCGACCCCGTTAGGCATTGCCCAAAGTGCCCAAAAGATTAACGCCAGCACTGCCAAGCGTTATGCTGCGCTGCAACATAATCTCTAGTTAATGCTGCGCTGCAATATGGCGCGCGGCTAATGCTGCGCTGCAACATAAACCTTGCAACATATGAATAGCTGTTCAGATGTTAGCTTGTTAATAAAATCGCCCAGGCATGGGGGGGGAGAGGGCCGAGCGGCTCGCTGCGTCGAAAACGGAGGGGCCACAAGAAATTTTTACTCAGCCAAAAACCTACGTCACAAAATCTTTTGCAAAATTTTTATTTTTTGCGCCAACAACCAAATGTGCTACACCCTGCACATGACGTTTTACTCCCTGCCCCATGAGCCGCGGCGGCTGCAAGCGACAGAAGCGCGGTTGGACGCAATTTACCAAGCCGCGCGCAAAGGCGCGCGGGGTGACACGCTGGCGCTAGCGGCCGGCATGACGCCGCGCGAATACCGCGCGCTGTGTGAGTTTGACCCCCTAGCCGCGCTGGCGGAAGAAAAGGGCCGGGCGGACGGCGAGATGGCAATGGCGCAAGTGTTGCATGATGCGGCGATAGCTGGCGACGCCAAGGCCGCGTTGGACATGCTGAAACACGCGCATGGGTGGGTGGCGAAGCAGGCGGTGCAAATTGACGTAAATCAAAACATCTCGATCACCCACGCATTGCAAGAGGCCAGCCGCCGCGTGATTGAGGGCCTGGCCGAGCCGACCGACGCCGCGCCCGACGCCGCGCCCGACGCCGCGCCCGACGCGCCGTCAGGTATGATCGAACAGGCGGAACATGCAGACCACGCGGTATAGCGCCGACGACGAGATGGAATTGATGGCCCGGCTATGGGCGCCGGTCATCAAGGACGACCCCTTCAAGTTCGTAATGTTCGTCTTCCCCTGGGGGCAGGCGGGGACGCCGCTGGAGAAGTTTGACGGACCGCGGCGGTGGCAACGCAAAGTCCTTCAACGCATGGCCGACCACATTAAGGCCAACAACGGCAAACTTGACTACGAGACGTTCCGTTTAGCTACGTCGTCGGGGCGCGGGATTGGTAAATCGGCGCTAGTGTCTTGGATCGTCATTTGGATGATTTCAACGCGAATTGGCAGTTCAACCATTGTGTCAGCCAACAGCGAGGCGCAGCTTCGGTCTATCACATGGGCGGAAATTACCAAGTGGCTGAGCATGGCGCTCAACAGCCATTGGTTTGAAGTAAGCGCAACCAGAGTGTTGCCTGCTAGGTGGCTTTCAGATTTGGTGGAACGCGACCTGAAAATCGGCACCCGGTATTGGAACATCGAAGGGCGATTGTGGTCTGCGGAAAACCCTGACGCTTACGCCGGCGCGCACAATTTTGAAGGAATGCTGCTAGTATTCGATGAAGCCAGCGGTATTCCAGATGTAATTTGCGCCGTAGCCGCGGGGTTTTTTACCGAAAACACACCCAACCGTTTTTGGTTTATGTTTAGCAACCCCCGGCGCAACGACGGTTACTTTTATGAGTGTTTTCACTCCAAGCGGGAGTTTTGGGATACCGAGTTTGTGGACGCGCGGACGGTCGAGCATACTGACCAGAAGGTCTACCAGCAGATCATTGACGAGTACGGGCCGGACAGCCCCGAGGCTCATGTCGAAGTTTATGGGCAGTTTCCGAACGCCTCGGACGACCAGTTTATCGGCGCAAGCTTGGTGGACGACGCCATGCGCCGGGGCCTGCACAAAGACCCCTCGGCGCCGATTGTCCTGGGGGTGGACCCGGCGCGGTTTGGGTCGGACAGCACCATCATCGCCGTGCGGCAGGGCAGGGACGTGACGGCGCTCAAGCGGTTCCGCGGCGACGACACCATGACGGTCGTGGGGCACATTATCGAGGCCATCGAGACGTACAAGCCGGCGCTGGTGGTGATTGACGAGGGCGGCCTGGGGGCCGGCATCGTGGACCGGCTGAAGGAGCAGCGGTACAAAATCCGGGGCGTCAATTTCGGCAATAAATCCAAAAACCCCCTGATGTGGGGTAACAAGCGCGCCGAGATGTGGGGTGAGATGCGGAAATGGCTGAAAGACGCATCTATCCCCCAAGACAGGTTTTTGAAAAATGACCTGACCGGACCCAAAGTAAAACCCGACAGCCGAGGGACTATTTTCCTAGAAAGCAAAAAAGATATGAAGGCACGAGGGCTGGCAAGCCCCGACGCGGCGGACGCCATAGCGGTGACTTTTGCCTTCCCGGTGGCGCATCGGGAAAATGTTGCTTCTACTACCAAAAGGGGCTATACGGCTTCCGGCATATCAACATCTTGGATGGGGGCGTAATCATGGGCAATACCAAACCAATCGGGGTCGCTTACGAAGATCAAGACATTATCGGCGCCGACGACATAAGCGCGGTGCGTGTGTATGCGTCTGATCAATTGGGTTATACCACCGCGGCGCAAGGCGCGGTCACGCAGTTGACGGACAAAAGTACCGGCGTCACGTTGAACCGCTCCATGGGCCGCATCACTATGAACGCGGCGTCGCTGGCAGGCAATACTGCGGTGACGTTCACCCTGACAAACAGCCTGATCGGGTCCAATGATGATTTGGTTGTTCACCCCAGCAGCGGCGCCACCGCCGCTGCGTATATCGCGTATGTGACCAGCCTCGCGGCGGGGTCTTGCGTGATTGCGCTGCGAAACCTGACCGCCGGCGCGCTGGCTGAAGCTGTGGTGCTGAATTTCACTATCATCCACGGTCAGTAATATGCCGCTTGTGAAATCCGCGTCAAAAGACGCCTTTCGCAAAAACGTGAAGGCTGAAATTGCCGCCGGCAAGCCTGTCAAGCAAGCGGTCGCCATTGCGTATGCCACCAAACGCACGGCGACCGGGAAAAAGGGCAAGTAATGGCGGCTAACGACGTAGCCTCGGCAGGCCGCGTGGCGGGCAACGACAGCCGCGACATGCTGGCGCTGTTGCGCCGGCGCTTTCAAGTGGCCCTTTCGGCATTGTCGGACAGCCGCGAAGACGAGGTTGACGACTTACGGTTTATGGCCGGGTCGCCGGATAATCAATGGCAATGGCCGGCGGACGTCCTGTCTACTCGCGGCACGGTGCAGGGTCAAACAATCAATGCCCGGCCCTGTCTGACTATCAACAAGTTGCCGCAGCATGTGCGCCAAGTGACAAACGAGCAGCGGCAGAACCGGCCTTCAGGTAAGGTGATCCCCGCTGACGACAAGGCAGACATTCAGGTTGCCGAGATTTTTGATGGTATGATCCGGCACATTGAGTATATTTCCGACGCCGACGTTGCGTATGACACCGCCTGCGACAACCAAGTCACTTACGGCGAGGGGTATATTCGCATTTTGACGGAATACGCCCGCGAAGACAGTTTTGACCAAGACATCAAGATCGGCCGTATTCGCAATTCGTTTTCGGTCTATATGGACCCGGCCATTCAAGACCCATGCGGTTCCGATGCTGAATACTGTTTTATCACCCAGGACATGCTCAAGGCGGAATACGAGCGCGAGTTTCCAGACGCCGCGCCCGTGTCTAGCTTGATGACGCAAGGCGTTGGCGATCAAAGCATGGCCATGTGGTTGACTGAGGACCGGGTGAGAATTGCCGAGTATTTTTACGTTGACCGGCAGCGCGCGACGCTCAACCTATACCCCGACAACGTGACTGCTTTTGAGGGCTCGGCGCAAGACAAGCAGCTAAAGATGATGTTTGGCAAACCGCTTCGCACCCGCACGATGGACCGCAAAAAAGTTATGTGGGTCAAGACTAACGGGGCTGAAGTGCTGGAAGAACGCGAGTGGGCCGGCAAGCATATTCCCGTGGTGCGCGTGGTCGGCAACGAGTTTGAGGTTGATGGGCGCTTGTTCGTGTCGGGGCTAGTCCGCAACGCCAAAGACGCGCAGCGCATGTATAACTATTGGGTTAGCCAGGAAGCGGAAATGCTGGCCTTGGCCCCCAAGGCGCCGTTTATTGGCTACGGCGGGCAGTTTGAAGGCTACGAAGACAAGTGGAAGACGGCCAACACAAACAATTGGCCTTACCTAGAGGTCAATCCCGACGTTACAGACGGCGCGGGCTCCCCGCTGCCGCTACCGGCCCGCGCGCCGCCGCCGATGGCTTCATCAGGGCTCCTACAGGCTAAGCTAGGGGCTTCCGACGACATCAAAGCCACCACCGGGCAGTACGACAGCAGCCTGGGGGCGCAGAGTAACGAACGGTCGGGCCGGGCGATCCTGGCGCGCGAAAAGCAGGGTGATACCGGGACGTACCATTACGTTGACAACCTCGCTCGCGCGGTGCGCTATGTGTCCCGGCAATTGGTTGACCTGATTCCCAAGATTTACGACACGGAGCGCGTGGCGCGCATCGTGGGGCTGGACGGCGAGGTTGGCATGGTCCAGCTTAACCCGCAGCAGCCTGAGCCGGTTAAAGAAATACGTGACGCGAACGGGCTGGTTATCGGCAAGATATACAACCCCTCGGTCGGCGTTTACGACGTGTGCGTGACGACTGGCCCAGGCTACATGACCAAGCGCCAGGAAGCCCTGGACGCCATGTCTATGCTTCTGCAATCCAACCCGCAGCTTTGGTCCGTCGCCGGCGATCTGTTTGTCAAGAATATGGATTGGCCAGGCGCGCAAGAAATGGCCAAGCGGTTCGCCAAGATCATTGACCCGAAAGTCATGGACGGCGAAGACCAATCGCCGGAGATGCAAGCTGCCAAAATGCAGCTTGAAGCGTTGACCAAAGAGTTGAACCAAGTGGTCGGCATGTTGCAGCGCGTCGAGCAATCCGTCGAGGCTCAAGAGGTGCAGATTAAGGCGTATGACGCCGAAACCAAGCGCATTTCCGCGGTGCAGGCAGGCATGACCCCTGAGCAAATACAGGATATTGTCATGGGCACCATCGCCGCGGCGTTGGATACAGGCGATTTGGTGGGGCAAAACGCCAATCTAGGCCGGGAAATGCCCGTTGCCGAGCCTGAAATGCCGCCACAAGGGTTTGAAATGCCGCCGCAGGGGGCCTTGCAATGAGCAAATGCGACCAATTTGTCGGGCTTTTGTTTCTGGCGCGCGACGTGGCCCATTCGGCGCACCTTAACACCCGGTCATACGCCAAACACGTTGCGTTGAACGGGTTTTACGATGAAATTATCGGCTTGGCAGACAAGTTTGCCGAGATGTATCAAGGCAAATACGGCTTAATCGGGCCTATTGCGCTAATGTCCGCCGAAAAAACTAACAACGTCGTTGAGTTTTTTCAAGATCAAGTTGAAAAGCTTGAAAAACTCCGTTATGATGTGGTGGACAAGGACTGCACCGCGATACAGAACGTGATTGATGAAATTACGGGTCTGTATTACACCACGCTTTACAAATTGAGGTTCTTGGCATGATCAAAGACGTAACCTCCCGTTTTGAGTATCAGCAGATTGTCGGATTGGCCGCATCCACGGCGCTTACGGTGCCTGCGCGCGATGTCAACGGTATTAGGACGTCTCCGACGGTCGCCGTCATTACCCCCGAAACGCAGGGCGTCCGGTGGCGCGACGATGGCGTTGCCCCAACCGCGACGGTAGGGATGCCTTTGGCCGTGGGGGCGGTTTTGGTTTACGATGGCGACCTATCCGCCATTCGGTTCTTTCAGCAGGCCGCCACCGCCACCCTAAATGTGAGCTATTACAAATGAACCAGTATCCCACGGGCACCAATGTTGCAGTATCCACGATTGCCGGCGGCGCGGTGGCCGAAGACGCGGCCACGACATCCAGCCCTTTGATTGTCGGGGGCGTGGTCCGCGCGGCGGCCACCCCGCCCATTACGTTTGTGGCCGGCGACGCCGTGCGCAACACTATGACGACTTCAGGTATGACAGGTGTTACGCCATACTCCACACCTGAAGCCACATGGACTTACGCCGCCGCCGCGGCGGGTATTCTCAACACCACCACAGCCGTAACGGTTAAGGCCGCCGCGGGCGCCAGTCTTCGCAATTACATCACAGACGTTACGTTGATGTCGGAAGCGTTGACGACTGCGACTGAATTTGCCATCCGCGACGGCGCCGCCGGCACGGTTTTGTGGCGCACCAAAATCCCCACAGGCGGGCTCCCCACCACGAAGGTCAGTTTCAACGTGCCTTTGCGCGGCACGGCTAACACGTTGCTTGAGGTTGTGACCCTTACCGCCAGCGGCGCGGGCGCAGTCTATGCAAACTTGCAGGGCTTTGTGGCCCCGTGAGCCCCAATCTAACCCCTACTGGCGGGGTTCGCCAGGCGCCGAAAGGTTGAGACATGAGCGACACAGATTTAGCGGTTACTACCGCGCCGGAACCGGACGTAACGGCTACGCCCGCGCCCGCCACAGACAATTCATCGCCGGATACCCAGGCTACGGAAGCACCAAAAACCTTCACCCAGGAAGAATTGGACGCTATCGTAAGCAAGCGCCTAGCGCGCGAGCAACGCAAATGGGAACGTGACCAAAGGGCAAGGCCCTCTGCGCCCCCGGCTATGCCGGCTGCACCGTTGGACCCTGCCGATTTTGATAACGCCCCAGCTTACGCCGAAGCCATGGCCGAACGGAAAGCCGCAGCCTTAATCGCGCAGCGAGAGGCCGAAGCCGCCCATACGGCCATGATGGACACCTACCGCGACCGCGAAGAAGAAGCCCGAGGCAAGTATGTTGACTTTGAGCAAGTCGCGTACAACCCGACGCTTCCTGTTACGGACGTGATGGCGCAGACCATTCAGTCTTCTGACATTGGCCCCGATTTGATTTACCATCTAGGGTCCAATCCGAAAGAAGCTGAGCGAATTTCCCGGCTAAGCCCGCTGTTGCAAGCCCGCGAGATTGGAAAGATCGAAGCCCGCTTGGCTGCCGATCCACCGGCGCGCAAAACAACCTCGGCCCCCGCCCCTATTGCCCCCGTCACCGCGCGCTCTACGTCGGCGCCAACCTACGATACCACTGACCCACGGTCTATCAAGTCAATGAGTACGTCGGAGTGGATTGCGGCTGAACGGGCGCGGCAGGCCAAGCGGGCGGAAGACCCCCGCAACCGTTATTGATAGGATATAGGCCATGCCTAATTCGCTTCTTACTATTGACATGATTACCCGGAAGGCTCTCGAAATTCTTGAGAACAACCTGGTTATCACACGCAATATCAACCGCCAGTACGATGACAGTTTTGCCGCCGAAGGCGCCAAGATTGGCTCGACGCTGCGTATCCGCTTGCCTGACCGCGCGCTGGTCACGGACGGCGCTGCGCTGCAAGTGCAAGACGACAATGAGCAGTTTACGACGCTCACTGTTGACCGGCAAAAACATATCGGCGTCAATTTCACTTCCGCCGAATTGACTTTGCAGCTTGACGATTTTGCCGACCGCGTTCTCAAGCCGCGTATTTCGCAGCTTGCGGCGTCTGTTGATGCGGACGTGGCTACGGCCTACTCCCGCGTCTTCAATTCGGTGGGTTCGCCAGGCACTACGCCGGCTACGTCGCTTGTGTTGCTGCAAGCGCAGCAGAAGTTGAACGAATACGCCGCGATGATGCCGAACCGTTACGCCACGGTTAACCCGGCGGCCAACGCGGGCTTGGTGGAAGGTTTGAAGGGCCTTTTCAACCCCGTCAACACCATTTCTCGCCAGTTCAAAAACGGCATGATGGGTGAAGGCGTGTTGGGTTTCGACGAAATCAATATGTCGCAATCCATTCAGCAGTTCACGACCGGTACTCGCACCGGCGCGCACACGGTCACTACGACCGTTGCCACGCAGGGCCAGTCAACCATCAACATCACCGGCACGGGTACACAGGTAATCGCGGCTGGTGACGTGTTCACGGTGGCTAACGTGTTCTCGGTCAACCCGCAAACCCGCCAGTCCACCGGCTCGCTTCAGCAATTTGTGGTGCTGGCGGCTAACACGGCAGCCGCCGGCGCCTATACGAACGTGTCCATCAGCCCTGCCATGTACACCCCCGTCAACGCACTAGCCACGGTGGACAGCTTTCCGCAGTCCGGCGCGACTATTACGTTCCTGGGCGCGGCGTCCACCACGTTTCCGCAAAACTTGGTTTACCACAAGGACGCCATTGCGTTTGCTACGGCGGATTTGCTGATGCCGCAAGGTGTGGATATGGCCTCGCGTCAAGTGCATAACGGCATTTCCCTGCGTGTTGTGCGCCAGTACGACATCAATAACGACCGCCTGCCATGTCGTATTGATGTGCTGTACGGCTACTCTGTTATCCGTCCTCAGATGGCCACGCGGCTTTGGGGCTGATCCTCTAACCGAAAGGAATTTTTCACATGCCTATCGCTAACGGCTCGGGCGGGTATCAGCTCGGTACAGGCAACACCTCCGAACCAAACATGGCGCCGATTGACGTGCCGATTTCGGTTACGGCTACCGCCACACTGACCGCGGACCAAGTGTTGAACGGTCTTATTTTGGCCAACAGCGGCGTTACCGCCGCGCAAACGTACACGTTGCCCACCGTGGCGGCGCTGGAAACGGTGTTGATCAATTCTGATCGCATTGGCACCGCGTTTGAGTTTCGCGTGGTCAATTTGGGTACGTCTTCCGGTACCGCCATTATTGCGGCGGGCACCGGCTGGACTATCTCAGGGTCGCTTACCATGACGATCCCGGTAACAACCGGCGCATCGTTCATTGCCCGTAAATCTGCCGCAGGCGCTTGGACGCTCTACCGCGTCGCGTGACTAATAGGCCCCCGCCTTGTGCGGGGGCCTATCTTTCTTTCTTTCTGGAAGGTTTTACTCTATGGCCGTCATTTATCTGACCCACCCTGTTTTTGGGGATAAGGTTGCCACGTCCGATTTGGAGGTGGATTACGACCTGCGTAATGGTTGGTCGCGCCGCGCGCCCGCCGCGCCAGCAGACGCCGCGGCATCAGAAGACGACCATGAGGAAGACAAAGAAGAAGTAAACAACCTGCTCGCCGCCGCCCGCGCCGTGCGCCGGCGCCGCGCGGTTACGCCGGCGCAGGAGGGTTAGACATGGCTTCGGCTGGCGACATCATAAACGGGTCTTTGCGCCTGTTAAGTGTGCTGGCTGAAGGCGAAACGCCGTCCGCGGCAACATCGCAAGACGCGCTTACCGC